CTGGAGGCTGACGCTAATTCAGTAACCGTGCTTAACCCACCTATGGATAAGCCAAGCAAGTGGGACGCGGCAGATGCCATTGACGAGGGATTTGATGTTGAGGCGTTCATTGAGAAAGGCTCGGGGAACACAAGGCGCAGTATTAACCTTCTGAACGATAGCCTGCTAGTGTCTCGCTTTACTGGTGAAGCGCCTGTACAAGAGTTCTTGGTTGACGGCACGTTTCCTATCGGGGTTCCGATTATCTTTGCGGCGGCAGGCGATGCTGGTAAAGGCATGATGACTCTTGACCTAGCGATGAAGGTTGCAGCAGGCAGGCCCATGCAAAACGCTTTCGGGGGAATTGTTCGGGAGTTCGGTGATGTTGTTATCTTCACAGCAGAAGATGATGAATCTGAGATGCACAGACGTATTGAGCGCTTAGATGAAGCGGGCCTGCGGTTTGATTACCCGAACAAGTTGCATGTGGTACCGCTGCCGAATGTTGGTGGCACATTCCCCATTTTGCGCGAGTCAATGGGCGACTACAGCGAAACTGATGAGTTCAAGAAGATATATGAGCAGTTGATTCAGTTGGAAAACCTGAAGCTTATCGTGTTTGACCCGTTAGCATCTTTTGTTCACGCGGACGTAAATGCTGACCCTGCGGCAGGCGCGGCCTTAACGGGCTTACTGGCTCGCGTGGCAACAGAAACAAACTCTTCTGTAATCGTGTGTCACCACATGACTAAGGTTAAGGATGATACCGTAATCAATAAGCCAGAGCAGGCGCGTAATCTAATTCGTGGTACGTCTGCATTGGTAGATGGTGTGCGTTGTGCGTTTGCTATCTGGCAAGTAGATGAGAAAACAGCTCGCGGTAGGTGCAATGATTTAGGCATAGAATATCAGCGCAATAGATGTTTTGATGGCGCGGTTGTTAAGTCAAACGGGCCTGCAAACCGGGATATACGAAGTTTTGTTCGGAGTACATTGTCCGGGCTACTGGAGGACAGAACCGAACAAATTCGTAACCTGGGGCAAAGCAACCAAGCATCACTTAGAAAAGAGGCAATGTTCCGTTGGATTCAAGACTGCGAAGCTGGAGGTCGGGCTTTATGTCAGCGTGGAGGCGCAGATAGTATTATTGAGCGTCTCAGTGACTCAGAAGCACCAGTGCCTCTAAACAATATCAGTCAATATATTGCCGACCAAATTGTTCGGGATTTGATTACGGAGCGCCGTATTGAGAAATATTCGTTTACGACTACAGGCGGGCGCAAGTGGCTAGGTACCGTGGATGGGGTTATGAGCCGTGGAGAATATGAAGCAGTGACAGCGAGGGATAATGTATAAAGCAGATGGATTTGATAAGGCGATAATTGGTTATTGCCGCATATGTGGGCGCGAGGATGTGCTCGCATATGATTATTGGAAGTGCATTGAAATACTTCAAGAGCGCGATGGCATGACATCGGACGAAGCCGTTGAGTATATGGAGTTCAATGTAATCGGGGCTTATGTGGGCGACCTAACGCCTGCATTTATTTACGAAACGGAGATAGAGGATGAGTAAATCGGCTGCTGATATGACATTAGAAGAGCTTGCAGAAGAGCTTAAATGTATATGGAACAGAACCGTAGATATTACAGGTATTGAGCGCGACAAGAACAATCGTTCGTATTTGGGCAAGCAGTCCAATAGAAAAGTATCGGGTGTATTTGCGTCCAAGCAAACAAAGCTTGCGATGAATCGCGGCGACAACGGATTTACGAAGGGAAAATTTTTATGATTGACGAAAAAGACTACGAAAGCATGAATCGGGCTTATTTTCTCGACAAAGCAGAAGAGCTTATTAACGGGCCTCGGGCTCATGAGTACGGGGATGCTCGGGAAAATCACCAGCGTATCGCGGATGTGTGGGGGATGATTCTCGGAATCGACATAGAACCCGAACAAGTGTGTGCCTGCATGATTGGCCTGAAGCTTGCTCGCCTAGCTAACAACATGCAACAGGACGACACATGGGTGGATATTGCGGGGTATGCCGCGTTGGGCGGGGAGATATCTCAAGGGTAAAAAAACAGGCGAGTTGTTCGGGGTTGCCCGCTCGCCTGCTTTCCGTAAAGACATCTTGTGTGTAACCACACGGTTTTTCTGCCCGAACTATTCAGACAGAAGGATATGATAGCATGGCAAACAAGACTTACAAGCAAAAACAACAAGAAGAAGAATATAATAAGTGGAAGCGCGAGCAACAACATAAGCTGCATGATTCAGAAGATTTGTTCGGGTTAAAACAGACGCATCATACTAGACACGTTAACAAATATTGCTCGGTTTGCGGCAGCCCACAGGCTTGGCGCTCTTCCGACCACGGGACAACATGGCAATGCTGGGCACACGCAAAAGAATTATAGTAAGGTACGCGCATCGGGATTCACCTTGCCCATCGGGGTACGAGTCTGGTACATTTCTACACTTTGGCGGTCATCATGGAAGAGGAGGCTACGGTGCGTGGATTCAAGAACCCGAACAATTTTACGATAGTGCAGCGGAACCCGCTCGCCCGAACAATTCGAAGCGCGGGGTTCAGAACGCGGATTGTGAAAAGCAAAAAGGGAAAAGGTTCGTATAAAAGAAAAGGGCGGTTTCAAGACCGCCCCTTTTCGTTTGTGTAATCTTCTTGTATCTTGCCCTGACCATGCAGATAAGTTCCATATGTTCCTGTTCGAGAGCGGTAACGCTGGTCAATCTCTTGACCATATTCCCACTCATCAAACTCTTTATCGAGCAATAAGATTTTTTCCCATGCCGTTCCCTCTACCCAATATGTCATGCTGGAAATAATTCCCCCCATCTGTTCTTCTGTTTATCTGTCCAGCCATAACTGTCCATAGCTTGCCGCATGATGCGCTCGGCTGTTTCTGTCCATACTAGAGCGTTCTGACGCGCCCATACCCATGCCCATAACTCAGCAGTAAGCCTTGAGCGGCTTTGATACTCGCCAAGGACATGCCCTAACTCATGTAAGGCAGAAACATAGTAGCCCGTGTTCTTGGTCGGCCTGATGCAAATTTCTTTTGTTGCAGGACGCGCCCAATAGCGCGGCACTGCATCGTGCATGGATTGGTAAGTTACCTTGATGTTGTTCTCAGCGCAAAGCTGTTGAACGTGTAGGGCCATTTCAATTCGTTTCACTGTCATTTTCTTTTTCCTTCAAGAAATATGTTTCTTTATGCTTGACAAGGTAAGCTATATTTTACTATACTGTCAATAATAAAAGTGAAACAAATATCAAAAAGGAAAAGAATGATGTTTAATAAAAAGTTAAAGCACGCCTGTAAGGCTTATGACAAACGCCTGTATCTGGCCTACGGTTCTAACCTTAATGTGCGCCAGATGGCGTACCGCTGCCCTACTGCTAGGCCTGTGGGTGCGGCTATGATTTACGGATGGGAGCTATGCTTTCGCGGCGTAGCTGACATTATTAAGTCTAGCGACCCTAAAATGGTACTGCCTGTGGGTATTTGGGAAATTGAGCCAGCAGATGAATATGCGCTAGATGCATATGAAGGCTATCGACCTGACACTCCTAGTGAAGGGCTGTACGATAAGATTAAGGTGGCTGGTATTATGACCTACCAGATGACGCGCAGAGACATTGCGAAGCCTAGCCAGCAGTATTTCAATACAATTTTAGAGGGCTATCACGATTTTGGGCTAGACACTAACTATTTGCTAGATGCGGCGGGTTGGGCGCAGTATGAAGAAGAACAGCGCGATAACGTATTTGGATTGGAGATTGCATAATGGATAATCACGATGAAAAAATTCAAGATATTGTTGTGGGTGTAAAGGGCATGAAAATTAACATGTTAAGCAAAATTAAAGCTGGTCATCTTCAACTCAAAAGAATGCTGGAAGACAATAAAGAAATTATAGAAATCTCTAGAAGTGTTGGGGAAGTCGCTAAAAGAGTTCGCCAATATGATGAAGAGTCTGCCATGATTTTAATTAAGCAAGCTCAGTCTTTATTGAGAACAGTCGATTTAATGCGGGTGAAGTATGACAAGCTTTCAGATAAAGTAGACATTGAGTTTGATGATTTGGTGGGTAAATAATGTCTAAACATTTTGATGAGCTATTAGCGGAACGGGGTATGAAAGCCCCGTACCCGCGTATCGAAGCAAAGCATGAAGATATTAACGCTCTTATTAGAAAAGCAAAAGAAAGCCTTGCAGACGCTGAATGGGACGATTGTAATTATAAACTGCTCACAAATAAAAGGGCATGGTTGCAGTTTCTGTTGATGGAAAAGCGCAGGGGTGTTGAGCGTTTCGTTGTTGGACTTGAGCCAGTTAAGGAGATTACTTATGAACAGTAAATTTGAAGAAGATAAAGACCCTCCAATTAGCAAAAAAGGAGAATAAAGATGGTTTATCGCGGTTTATCTTGGGGATGCCTTTTGTTCGGGTTATTCCTGTTCTGGTCATCTTGGGAAATTGTTCGGTTTCAACAATCCCCTAGCGAAATTATTGCCATGTTGTTTATCGGAATGATGGGTGCTGTAGTCGTCGCTTTTGGATTGTTCGGGTTGTGGGAATGCTGGCAAAAAGGGGGCGATTAGGTTAGCAACTTAGTAGTTAGGAAATCTAACCAAATTTGTGCTAACCAAAAGATTGAAGAATATCAATGTATTACGGGTTTGGTTAGCAAGGTTAGGTTTTAATGTAAAATATTACCTAACCTTAGTTAAGTTACTGAAAACATTAGTGGTTAGCAAGGTTAGCAAGGTTTGTATATATATATATATATGGGGGTACACCTAACCCCCCCATATATTAGTTAGAAAGGAAGTGGCAACATGCCCAAAGCTGGAGAAGATTTAAGCAAGGAACAACGCGAGATAGGGCTAAAGAAATTAACGCCTCAACAGCAAAATTTTCTTGATAAGTATTTTAATGGGGATATGACGCAAACTGCGGCGGCTAGAGCGGTAGGGTATAAAAACGCCTCTGTAAGCGCTGTGAAGCTTTTGCGTAATCCTGTGGTACAGGAACGCCTAGAAGAGATGAGGCTCGAAGCCAGAACGAAATATGGCGTCACCGTGGACAAGTCTGTGCGCGACCTAAAGAAGATGAGAGATGAAGCGTGGGAGATGGGTAAATTTGGCGAAGCAATCCGCGCTGAAGAGCTTAGATTGAAGGCAACAGGGCTACTCGTAAATAAAAGCCATGTAATGCATGAAGATGTTAACGCCATGAATAGAGAGCAAGTTCTTGAAAAGCTTGAGGAGTTTCAGCGCATGGCTAAGCGTAGAATGAAGAACGTAACACCAGAGCAAGAAGAGGTTGTGGATATAGTGGAAGATAGCGAATAAACCCATAATCGGGCATATAATACCGTTTTCGCGGGGAGACGGGGAACATCGGGCCCAGAATCGGGGTTTTGTTCGGGAATCGGGCCTCGGGGTGGCTGCCTCGGGGCCTTTTTTTGCGTGCAGCGCCAGGTCGGGCCCAAATTGTTCGGGTTATCGGGTTGCCTGCCTGGCTGCTCAGGGACCTGACCCGTAAAATTGTTCGGGTTCGGGGCCTGGCTGCTCAGGGTATACGCTGCCATCGGACCCGCAGCGCCGGGTTCATCGGGGCCTCAACCGGGCAATTGTTCGGAACCAGGTCCCAGCAGCGCCGGGGAATCACGAGCTCATTAACAATTGTTCTGCTCAGGCCCCCCCGGGCTGTCCTGCGGAACAATTGTTCGAGCTGCGCCGGGGAATTAGGGATTCAGTTCCTGAATCGTCTGCTGCGGGTGTCAAATGTTTGACACAAAAAAGTGCATTTTTTTCTTGATTGTGTGAAAATAGTTTCCTATACTATTATTATAGTGTGAACGAAACCAACTAAACGAGGACGACATGGACTACAAAAGAGAAGAGATTGAAGAGCACTTCGACGATTGGCTAGCCGAAACAATGCAGGCGCAAGGCCATGAGTGGATTAAAGATAACTTAGACGACTTACACCACCACGCTTTCAATACTGACTATTATATTATTGGCACTGAACGCGCTATTAACTGGATGGGTAGTTATTGCTGGGACATCATGCAGTTTGTGAAAAGCTACGAAATCGACAACTTCGGAGAGCTAACAACTGATGTCACGAACCCAGAGCGTCTAGTTAATATGTACGCTTACATCATTGGTGAAGAGGTCGTAAGTAATTACCGCTGTGAGCAGGAGGCGGCGTGATGGAAGATTTAGAAATCATCCGCTGTGAAAATGGCGTTGGCGAGTGGGAGATTTATCCTACAGGTGAAACCTTTGACACAAGAAGAGAGGCTGAAGAAAGGTTTGAAGAGATGAAAGAGGAGGCCGCGTGATGAGAAATTACCTAGTTACCTTGAGTCGTGGCGGGCGTTCTTTCTTTGTCAGCGCCAGCTCCACGGACTCCGCAAAGCAAATTGTTCTGGATTTCGAGCCGTATTATAACCCGGAGTGGGGAATCGTTGTTCGGGATGCCTAAAAATGTTCGGGTCGGCGGCCCGTAATCCGCCGTGTTTCCTCCCAACTGGGGCTGCCTTCGGGCAGCCCTTTTTTTGTCCTGCTGCGTGCCGGGCGAATAATTGTTCTGGCAGCGCCGTCCTGCGTGCCTCCGCCGAACAATTGTTCAAGCTTCGCCGTCCTGCTGCTGAGGCGCTTCGCCGTCCCGCTGCTGAGGCGCTGCGTCAATGGTGTCAAATTACTGACGCCATAAACTGCATTTTTTTCTTGTTGTTGTGAAATATGTTTCTTATAATATAAGGGTAGAAACGAAACAGGAGAAAACGATGATTAAGGTAACTTACAAGATTGACCATCTGGATAACGAGCCAGATGTCGAATATTTCGATACTATGCAAGAAGCGCACGAGTGGGCAGATGAAGAGATGGCTCGCCGCGTGGAGTGGGCAGTTACCCATTCTGCTTATACTGTTACAGAGAAAGAGGAGCGCGAGTTATTGGAGACTGAACTTACTCTTGTCTCTTTTTCAGAGGAGTATGGTGATGAGTAGCGCTTGGGCATTTAAAGAGTATAAGCCAGTTGATGGATGCGAGGAGTGCGAATTCATGGAAACCGCGTGTGCTGAGTGCATCATGTATGGAGAAGCAGAGGAGATGGATGTAAATGACTTAGAGGAGAAGGAAGATGTTTAGGTATTGCGTTGAATTTGCGGCAGATTTGTCTAACCAGAAGCAAGGCTTGTCTGTGGGCCATTACTTATATGTTTATGCATACAGTGAACAGCACGTTAGGGATATGTTTGACGATTACGAATTAGTGGCTATCAGCCAAACAGATTGAGGGGAAAGAAATCGGCGGGCTGCACGCGCAGCTCGCCTTTTCCCGCGCCTCCTCGGAACAATTGTTCGGGCATCGGGCAGCACAGCAGTTGGAGTTCGGGGAATCGGGGTATCGGGG